CCACACATCCCAACTAAAGAGGTTTTGCAGATTGAGAAGCAAGCTACCCAAGCCGATAAACAAGCAGCTCTAGAAGCCAAAGAGAAGGCTAAGAAGTGGCTTGAGAAACATAAGTGGAGTAAATCATGAACTACTTTGAAGCTATGAGACTACTGGATAAGGTACGTGAAGGCGTACCCTATCCACTACATCTGATAAACAAAGCATTGGAGCTTACTGGCGACTTGGACTAGGGTATACACCTATGGCATACAGTAGAAAAAACATATCCAATGTTGGAGACAGAGTTATTTTGGAGAAAGCCGAGGCAAGGGAGATATACCGAACTTGGCAATCCCTGAGAGATAACGATTTTGTTCGTGCCAGGCTTGAGCGTTGCGAAAAGGTCTATGGATCAGGAGCAAGAGATCGAGTCAGGTTTTATATGCGTCAAATGAAAGAAGGACAAATTGAATGAGTTGGCTTTATTCGCAGGTGCTGGTGGAGGCATTCTTGGAGGACACCTCCTTGGATGGAGAACAGTCTGTGCAGTCGAGTGGGAGCAGTACCCCGCAAGCGTACTGTGCGCCAGACAAAATGACGGGCTTCTCCCGCCTTTCCCGATTTGGGATGACGTTTGCAGTTTTGACGGAAAGCCGTGGAGAGGAATTGTTGACGTTGTATCGGGAGGCTTTCCATGCCAAGACATCTCAGCCGCAGGAAAAGGCGCAGGAATTGATGGAGAGCGAAGCGGTATGTGGGGAGAAATGGCAAGGATCATTTGCGAAGTACAACCTAGATTCGTGTTCGTGGAAAACTCACCAATGCTCACTTCTAGGGGACTTGGAAGAGTTCTCGGAGACCTGGCCAAAATGGGGTTTGATGCGAAATGGGGAGTGTTGGGAGCAGACGCCATTGGATTACCCCATCACAGAGAACGAATTTGGGTGTTGGCTACCAACAATGACAGTAAGCATGCAAAACGGATGTTCAAGCAAACGATACAAGGGGTCACAAGAATATCGAGGGAGTATGCCAATGGAATGGATAAGAACGAGCAAGGCTTGCGCTCAATACTTTCACCCGGACTATGCAGAACTCCTAATGGACTTTCCGGACAAATGGACAGACTTAAGGCCATTGGAAATGCACAAGTACCAAGAGTGGCTGCAAACGCATGGAGAATCTTAAATGAAAGTTCTACCAATTAACACTTTTGAGGTCGAGCCTTGGTTGCTTGAAAAGCACTATGCCAAGCGTATGCCACAAATAATGTTTGCTTTTGGTCTTTACAACGAAGACATTCTTGTTGGTGTAGTGACTTATGGAATACCTGCATCACCAAATCTTTGCATGGGTATTTGTGGGAAAGAATACTCAGACAAGGTACTTGAGCTAAACCGAGTCTGTTTGTTGGACAACCACAAAAACGAAGCATCATTCCTTGTTGCAAACTCAATCAAATTATTGCCAAAACCAATGATTGTTGTTTCTTATGCTGACACAAGCAAAGGTCATGTTGGCTATGTTTACCAGGCTACGAATTTTCTTTACACCGGAATCAATGCTACTAGGGTTGACTGGGCAATTCGAGGCCAAGAGCATAAACACGCCAAAACCATTGGTGATGGGTTAAGCCTTGAAAAACTTAAAGAAATTCATGGAGATGATTTTTATTACATTGAGAGATCAAGAAAACATAGATACATCTTGTTTCATGGCTCTAAAACAGACAAGAAAGTATTGCGATCCAAGTTGAAATACGAAGTTTTGCCTTATCCAAAAGGCGACTCTCAAAGATACGACTCAGGCACTACAGTAAAAACGCAACAACTTTTATTTGCATGATTTATCAATAAGGATTCTTGCATGACTTTCATGGTAACTTTTAAAGTAGACGCTGACCCTGTTGGTAAACAAAGGGCTAGATACGTCAAGAGGGGAAACTTTGTATGACAAAAGATCAATTACATGAACTCTTTGAATATAAAGATGGCGACTTGTATTGGAAGGTAAATTGTGGCAATAACCAAATGATTGGTAAAAGGGCTGGTTCACAACTTGCAAACAAGTATTGGCACATAAGAATTAAGAAAAAGCCTATATACACACATAGAGCTATTTTTCTTTTCCATCATGGATATTTGCCAAAAACAATTGACCACATTGATGGCAATCCATCAAATAATGCAATAGAAAATTTAAGGGCTGCTACGCAAGCTGAAAACAACAGAAACAGAAAAGAAGTTCCCAATAAATATGGTTATCCTGGTCTAACTTTGTTGCAAGGTAAATATTGGCAACCACAATTAAGAGTTGATGGGAAAAGTTTATATCTTGGAATTTATAAAAATGTTGAAGATGCAAAAACCGCCTATCAAAATGCAGTAGATAAATATTGCGGTGAATTTAGGAGAAGAGCATGACTTTTATGGTTACTTTTAAGGTTGATGGAACACCAGTTCCCAAAGGTCGTGCTAGGTATGCAAGGCGAGGAAACTTTATTTCTACTTACACCCCCGAGAAGACAAGAACCTATGAGACTTTAATCAGGGATTCCGCAATCGAAGCAATGGGTTCTTCTGAACCATTGGAAACCCCTGTTAGCCTTTATCTTTACATTCGTGTGCCAATCCCCAAATCATGCACCAAAAAGCGGTTAGAAGCCATTGATAACGGGTCAGAGAAGCCAACAAAGAAGCCTGACGCAAGCAATATCCTCAAGAGCGTAGAAGATGGCATGAACTCAGTTGTTTACAAAGATGACTCGCAGATCATAAACATACACGTTACGAAGGTTTATTCAACTCTGCCAGGTGTTGATATTTGCGTAAAAGAATGCTTGGACTAAGGGTTTGTCCCTATTAAAAACATTCCAAAATAGGAATAACATTTAATTTTAAACAGGAGTTACATCATGGAATCAACTTGGGAATTTGACACAACAATTGGTCAAGGTAGCGAAGTAGTGACAGTTGTCTATCAATACGAAATGGACGAGGACAAATCCACCTATAACGAGTCAGTCAAGGAAGTTTGGTTCTCTGGGCGTGATATTGTGGGATGTATGTCACAAGAGGCTTGTGCTGAATTGGAAATGGAAGCAGCAATGCGTTTTCAGAATCACAAATTGAACTACAAGCAAACATCGGATATTCAGCCATGAAGCTAGATGAACTCGAAAAGATGGCGCAACAAACTGCTGCCTTTGGTGTTCATCCTAGCGGTGAATACATTTACTCTTTTTACACTGAGCAATTACAAGCCTTTGCAAGACTTGTTGCTAAACAACAGAGAGAGGAAGACGCAAAGCTGGTCGAAAGCACGACCCTAGAGTGGCCCGATCAACCTGAATTTGCCCAAGTAGAAAGAACAACCATTCAAGATTGCGCCAAAATTATCCGACAAAGGGCTGTTACCTATGATTGAGCAAAAGAAAGACGCACTAGGCAACCCACCCTATTACGTTTGTACTAACTGCAAATGGGCTTTTCAGGCTTTGCAAGAGGCTAACGAGCATGGTAGGCGATGCGGGAGAGATGAACTAGCCCCAACCTATCGACACTATGAACGGGAGATAACGTGAACGAGCCGACACTTGCAATAGAGTTCATCATAAAAACAGCCCCACTTTATGCCAAGGCTAAATCTGATCGTATGTTTTTAGAAGAATTCAGACGATCAAAACACGCACAACTGAAAAGCCTTGCAGGGACTGAAGTACTTGGAAAGCAAGAAACCTTTGCTTATGCCCACCAAGATTACATCGAAATCTTAGAAGGTATCAGGGAAGCTGTGGAAAGGGAAGAGCGTTACCGCTGGCTTATGACTGCAGCGCAAGCCAGAATTGAAGTCTGGCGAACAGAACAGTACTCTGCCCGAATGGAAATTAAAGCCACCCAATAATGCAATCAAAAAACAAACTCAAACCCACCGCAGGGGAAAGGTTGCACATTGCCAAAATTAAACTTATGTCATGCATTATTTGCGACTCACCACCACCAAGCGAATGTCATGAAATAAACCAGGGCCAATGGTTTACATCGATGCCATTGTGTGCCGATTGTCATCGGGGAAGCTTAAACGGGATACATGGGCAGCGCAGATTATGGAACGTCTACAAAATGGACGAATTGTCAGCATTGAATGAGACAATCCGCAAAATATGCGAAGAGATACCCCTAAAAAGCACTAAAAACCCGTTCTAAGCGTTTTTTATGATCGGTGCATAGTAAGGTAGCATAAACCAAAAAAAAGCCCGTAAAGGCTTAAATTTTAGGCAACAAAAAACCCGCTGATTAGGCGGGTTCTAGGTTTATCGTTTTCCTGAAAGTATTCTAAGGATTAGGGCTGCAATTGCATAAATCATTTATTTCCCTTAAATTGTGCAGCAACCACAGCATGGTGCATCGATGCAGCGACCACGTTTATTTCGGTAGAAGGTAGAAGGCCCGTTCTCACCGATGAAAGTTATAGTGTCCGAATCGGGTTGTAGTTGTGCTGTTTTATTGCTTGTGTCATACAAAATATAGTCCCCTGGCTTAATAAGTGCGCCAGATAACTTACATTTTCCAAAATATTTTGCTTTCATTGTTTTAAGCATAGTGAACACCCCTAATTTGAACAAAGCCGCCATTGTCTTTTTTTGCTTTCCCTTTGGCATATAAGGCCACAACTACAGATTTTGGTTCTATGTGGCGCACATCGGTATTGTCCCCGTCAATTACACGCCAGCCACGAAAATTATTAGGGATATCGCTTTGCTTTTGGAAAACTACAGCCGTACGGGAATTATTAGGGTTAGTTAAGCCCTTAATTGATATTGGTTTTGGGGTAATAGCCGAAAAACTATATGTAAGATCATAATTACCCGCTGTTTTCCCGTCTAATTTGCGTGAAGGGTGTTTTGTATAGTCGTAAAACTGTACATCAGGGAATAATTGAAAAATTGTTTTTCCATCATGCACAATAATATTTTCAAAAGCGATATCACTTGTCCCATTAGGTCGCACCAAAGGGTTTAAGCCGATGCGCTTTGCTTTATTAGCCAAAGTCCACACGTCAGCGCACAATGAAAGCATGAAAGCTGCTTCATTATTGTAAAAAAACTGTGTTTTTGATTCCCTGGCTTTTTGTACACTGTTGAATGCGCCACGACCTGCACTTTTTAGGCAGCCCTCGAAGCAGCCAGCCAGTTTAGCCAAAGGGCAAAGTATTTCATCGGGTACAAGGTAGACAATGCCCGTCAAATAACCGATCTTTTCACCCTTAATTGTTTTTGCTGACGACTCACCCAAAATTGTTTTGTAGGGTAAGCCACTAGCAGCCAGAATTGTTTTGTATGGATTTTTCATTGTTGACACCTATTAAAAAAGAAAATTATTTGACCAAAACATCAAAATAAGCCAGTAAACCTATGCAAAGCATTAGGC